ATGAAGATTTTTACAATTGGATTCACTGAGAAGAAAGCTGAGCGATTTTTCGCCCTCATCAAGTTATCTGGCACAAAGCGAGTGGTTGATGTTCGTCTCAATAATTCATCACAGCTTTCAGCTTTTGCCAAAAAAGATGATCTGAAATACTTCCTGAAAGAATTGTGCGATGTTGATTACATTCATTTGCCAGATTTAGCTCCAACGAAAGAAATTCTTTCTCCGTATCAAAAAAAAGAAATCACATGGTCTCAGTATGAAGAGAAATTCTTGAATTTGATGTCCAAAAGAAATGTTGAAAAGTATGTAAAGCCTGAGATAATTGATGAGGGGTGCTTACTTTGCAGTGAGCATCAGCCGCACCAGTGCCATAGACGCCTGGTTGCGAATTACCTTAAACAATCATGGGATCTATCTGATGCGGTTGTCAAAGATCTAGTATGAGCAAAGGTGCAAAGGTTTTAATTGCATACCCTATCGACTTCCTTTCATATTCTAAATTTGAAAGGAAGGTCAATAAAATAATCAGTTCTCTTGAAGAAGTAGAGCTTATCTTCGTATGTGATGAAAATGGTTTCATCGAAAAATATTCACAATCCAAGGGATTCCCATCGATCCTGTTCAACTCAATTAAAGAAGCATTAAAAAAGGTTACGCACGCTATACTGTTTCAAGATGAAGAAAGAAATTGCTTTTTTATTGAATATAATGAATTGCAAGACAAGCATATACCTACGAGAGTCATAAATTTAAAAATTACTAAAGTGTCTAATAAAGATATGGGTGATAGTTATGATGTCTACATTGGAAGGGGAACTTTATGGGGGAACCCTTACCAAATGGGTAAAGAGGGTACCCGAGACGAGGTAATAGCCAAGTATTCATATGACTTTGATAGACGTTTCTTGAAATTGCCCGAAAAATTTGATGAGAACATCGAAAAGCTAAGGGGTAAGACGCTCGGGTGCCACTGCAAGCCTGCGGCTTGTCATGGTGACGTGATCGCCAATTATCTCAACTCCCAAGATGATGGAAAATGATATCCAGATCCGCAGTCTTGCGGGTCTAACTCTACATCCCATCCAGACCCGCTGATAGATATAGTCGTTTGAAGACGGTTCTGAGACGCAACTCAATCTTCTGTTGACGCTTAGCTTGTGACGCGGCGCATGTGAGCATGCCCGGTGGGTACCGCCACTTCAAAATCGGGCTTTCCGGTGATTTAATATCTGGAAAACAGCATATTTTTATGATCGATACGGTTTGAGTGCTGGGACTTGTACCAATATGGAAACGACCAAGCGAAGAAAGCTTGATTTGTTTCAGTATTACAGTGGAATATGAACCAATAAAAAACCATCATCTTCGGGGGTCGCAATGCCGCTACAAACAAGGAACGTTTTCATAGACACTGAGTTTTTCGTAAAGGCTGGCTTGGACTTCTCCTCCAAGACACTTGATTCCTTCAAGGATATTTGTAGCAAAGATGAGTTGAAGCACATCACCACGACTATAGTAGTCCGAGAGGTGACACGTAAAATAAGTGAGCATATCGGCGAGGCATTGAATGGCGTTAACTCCTTTCGACGCAAAGCAAAGATTTTAACGAACTCAACTGACGCCGTTGTTCGGAATTTATTCGTACCATTCGATCAAGAGGAAATTGAAAAACACGCCATCCAGGTATTTAATAATTTTCTAGACGAATCATGTACAAAAGTTGTGGATCTTAGCAAAGTTGACGGGAATGAAATCGTTGAAATGTATTTCAACCAGACCCCTCCGTTTCAAGGGGGTAAGAAGAAGAACGAATTCCCTGACGCGTTCACCCTACTAGCGGTGAAAGGGGCACTGAGGGGAAGGGAGGAGATCTACGTTGTATCCGAGGATAGAGACTTAATCACTTTTTGTAATGAAAATCCACGTTTCATTCAAATTGATAGCTTGAGCAAGCTTCTCGACCTTTATAATGCTCATGACGAAGACAGGTCTAGTTTCATAAAGGATTATATAGAACAGAACGAGAGGAAGATTAAGAAAAATATTAAGGAGCAGATAGAAAACACGGATGCGTACAACGCTTCAACATGGGAAGATGCTGAAGTACAAGAATTCTCTATATTAGGTGTTAGCGATTTCGATCCATCAATTATCCACATTGATGATGAAGAATGCCAAATCGTATTTGATGTGGAGGTCCACTACAAAGTTAAGGTAACTGGGCCTGACTACGAAAATGGGAGATATGACAGGGAAGACGACGTTATCTACACGTTCGACGAAACGACACAAGTAGAAGAAGGCACACTAACGTTTCCTGTTGAAGTCGATCTTTCATATGAAGTGGATGATGGAGAGTTCATCATTCAGGGTATGGATATAAACGTTCAGGGCCTATCAGGTGGCATTGAATTTGGTGTAGAAGAGAGTCCATACGAGCACTACAAGTGAAATGTAAAATTCAGATTCAGATTCAGACCACGGCCGCCTAAGCGGCCAAGCTGCCAAGCGCAATCGGTCCGACAGCTCCCATCCCAGGTTGGGACATCCAAATCAAACTAATGAAAGGCTCATGATTCACGCCGCGGATCGAAATCCGTTATGCCTTGGAGATTATGGCGCAAAGCTCGCTTGAGATGGAGCTGAGAATCTCGCTCTTGAGACCACGCTGAATCATATTCTGCTCTACAACAGCTCGGTATACATCAACCAAACATTTGGCAGTTAAGTGCCCTTTTAAAACATCTTCATATTTTTTCAAAATTTCTTCGCGTAAATCTGACAGATCAAATGTAGCGAAAGCTTCTATGCAACAGGTATAAGAATCATGCTTCAGAAAGTCATGTTCTACTACAGGGACAAGGACATGAAATTTATCCAGCCCTCGGTCTATATAGAACTGATTTATTTCTGAATTGATGACCAAGACAAGTAGCCTTGGCTCCGTAGAAACGACCACGAGGTACTTGAATTTTGGAGGTTCACAAAATCCGCACCAACGATGAATGACCGCACCAACTCTTAAATTTCTAAGTAACGATGCGGATAACCAATCCAAAGCCATGAAATCCCTTTCCGAAAACGTCAATAACGATTTTTTACCAGACTTTTCAATGACTCAGCGTTCGCCAGAATATCAATAATAAAATCGTCAGGCATGAAGTGACGCTGTTCCGACCGAGCTTTACGCCAAGCAGCATCGTGGCTCAAATCGCCTAAGTCTTTGGTACGCGAAATAGTAATCACGTCATCCAAACATTCAAGTTCAGAGTCACTAAAAATCTGATCGTCAAACTCACGCAGAGCCACTACAGCTACGCCATGCACCTCAACCGGAGCACTCTCACCTTCGAGGACAGCTTTCTTTGCCTTCAGTCCTTTCATAAGATCGTAAGCTTTTGAAGGTACGGGGCCTTTATCTAAAGCGGCGTACTCTTCGTTGAAAATGAACCGACCATAGCGTTCCATGTGAAACTTATCCGCAAGGTAGAACACTTTCAGAACATTATACATGTTACTTTTTGCGGGATTTTTGGCAGCAATGTACGCGAATGCTTCCAGCGTCCGCTTTTTCTGCTCAATAGCTTTCTTGTCCATAGCCATTTTTTCACCTCATTTTGCCCCACCTTCAATTGAAGGCGCGGGCATTCTATAGAGAACTCTCGTCAAACGACAGTTTTTCTGACGAATGCGCTAAACGTCCAAGCTCCCACCATCAATCTAGACCCTAATAATACAAAAAAGTATTATTTTTTCTCTCACAAGACGCCCTATATTAGTGCGCCGAAACAACCCAAAGCTCACCTATGCGGGTTGTGTAGCTTCGACTTTTCATTTCACGGCGCATCTCCCAGTCAGGATCTGAGGGAACACTGCAAGCTCGGAGCGTTCCTCGTCCCCAGCGCTGATTAATTTCGTCTAAGACCTCCATCACTTTTTCGGCAGCTTGTGGCTGGGCTTCAGCAAAAAGATCATCCGTAAACTCGCCGGGCTTACGCAGATCTAGCAGCAGCACTTCGGCCTTGCTGTACTTGAACCCCGACCTGAACAGACGATTGACCGCCTCGGTTGCAGCCTTCGTCATGAGACGCACGTCGTTGGTGGGATACGGCAGCTCAACCAAAGCGCCGTTGGCATATTTTGCTTCCTCTGGGTTGAACATGCCGGTGCGAATGCTGACTCTGATCTTCTTGCACAGCGAGTTTTGCGCCCGCAGCTTCTCGGCTGCGCGCTGAACGTAGGTGGCCACTGCCTCTTTTATAGGCTCGATGGTGGTCAGGCGCTTGCCGAACATCCGGCTGGAGCAGATTTCCTGCTTGGGCGGCTCTTCCTCACCCAGTTCAAGGCAACTGATTCCGGATAGCTCGCGGACCGTCTTCTCGATCACCACGCTGAATTTCTTTCCGAGCATTGTCGGATCGGCTTTGGCCAAGTCCATCGCGGTTAGGATGTTCATTGCTTCCAAGTGAGCCTTCATCTTGCGGCCGACACCCCACACCTCTGATACGGCCGTGTTGCGCAGCACCCAGTCGCGCTTGAATGGATCGCAGATATCCACTACCCCACCCGTATTGGCCTGTAACCGTTTGGCTGTGTGGTTGGCCAGCTTGGCCAGGGTCTTGGTCGGGCCAACACCTACGCCGACCGGAATGCCGGTTGATTGATGCACCGCGGCGCGGATCGTTCGACCAAAAGCCGTCAGGTCGCCGGGCATGCCAGTGAGATCAGCAAATGCTTCGTCAATGCTATAAACCTCAACCGCGGGCACCATCGATTCGATGACAGTCATGACTCTTTCACTCATGTCGCCATAAAGCGCGTAGTTACTACTGAATGCCTGGACGCCGTGCTGGCGTAGTAGATCTTTTATTTGAAAATAAGGAGCGCCCATCCTCACGAACGGCTTGGCGTCATAGCTGCGTGCAATGACGCAACCATCATTGTTGCTCAGCACAACAATGGGCGTCTTCGCTAAGTCCGGCCTGAACACCCGCTCGCAGCTTGCGTAAAAACTGTTGCAGTCGATAAGCGCAAAAACCGGCTTATGCTGGGAGGAGGTCATGATCGCGCACGCTGTTTGTGACAACGCCCCAGATTGCCAGCTCGTCGCCTTCCAGTATGTAACGCGGTGGATAGCTCTTGTTTTCGGACATCAGAATAATGTCGTTACCCGACTTGTGCAGCCGCTTGCACACCGGCTCACCATTCACCGCCGCGACGACAATGTGGCCATGCCTGGCATTTTTTGAGCGGTCCACCACAATCAAGTCGCCACAGAACATCCCCGCGCCCTGCATGCTGTCACCCTCAATCCGCGCCAGATACACATGCGGCGCACGGACGTTGCACGTCTCGTCCAGCGACAGGTGTTTTTCAATGTGATCCGCAGCCGGAGACGGGAACCCGGCCGGGATTTTGAATGAATACAGGGGGAGCTTGATGCCGCCCTCCATCAACGGGCCGAGGATTATGACATTCATGACGCGAGCCTTCGAGTGATATGCTGTATGAATATACAGTTAACGATTTCGGTTGCTTGCGGTCAATCTCATACAGAGAACATTTCGACGGGTGACATCATGTGCGGACGCTACTCGATCTACGAACCCATGGCCCATTACCTGAAGGAACTGGGCTCAAAGCAGATCGTGATCAATGGTTATGACGAGTGGCCGATTGAGCGCTACAACGTCGCGCCGAGTACACGCGTGCAGATTATTCGGGGGATGGAAGAAGGTCTGAGCGTGGACAAGGTCCGCTGGGGATGGTCGCCGTTTTGGGCGAAAGGGAAAAGGCCCGACCCGATCAACGCAAGAGTCGAGACGGTGACGACTGGAAAGTCCTTCAAGCAGCTTTGGCCGAACGGCCGGGTGCTTGTGCCAGCAAATGGATGGTTTGAGTGGGTCAAGGATGCAGACGACCCGAAGAAAAAGCAGCCCTACTTCATCAGGCTGAAAAGCCAGGCCCCCATGTTTTATGGCGGGCTGGCTCAGGTGACGCCCGGTTTAGAGCCGAGCGATGAGGATGGGTTTGTGATCATCACCGCCGCCAGTGATCAAGGCATGGTCGACATCCACGACCGGCGACCGCTTGTGCTCGCGCCGGACCATGCGAATGAATGGCTTGAGCCGGACTTGACGCCCGAACGGGCTGCGGTGATTGCGATGGAATGCTGCCGCCCCGTCGAGGATTTCGAGTGGTACCCGGTTGGCCGCGCAGTAGGGAATGTTCGAAACCAGGGGCCGGATCTAATAACACCTGACGAGCATCAGTAAGATTTTAGCCGCTAAAATTTGTGCTATTGAATGGCTAGCCGACCAGATCCATTCCAACCTATTAACGATTCACTTGCTAGCGTCCAACGCACTTTGCCTGAGTCTATGCTGAACCGCTTCCATTTGGAAACGGTCCTCGTATTTCCGTTTTGCTCTTTATTTTCTGCATGTACCTATG